TGGCAGCCCGTTAGAAATATCGGGCTAACCCTTGGCGCTGCCCTGAGAAGGGTGGTTGCCTTGCGGGAGGGAGGACCGACAACAAATTGGTGCCAAACAGCTCTTTCATTTGGGAGATATGTAGCGTCCTTGCACAAGGAACAAGGATGGCGAGGTGTAGTGATTCGCTTGAAGGCGAATGCAACACTACTACAGCAAGTTGCCGGAGGGCACAAGCTGGACAATCCTCGCTTACTAGGATGTGCAATATCTAGGTCGCGGAACGGTATTCCACGTGTGATTCCCATAGTACACCGGAAACGGATTACGTCGGGTGACAGATGGACTGTCAGAATATGGCTCTCTTTCTTTTGGCTCTATCGAGTAATCGAAGTGCCAGGGAAACTGAAGTTAAGTACGATCACACGACCTTTCGAGGTTAATTACCTTGTAATTATGGAATGGATCCGGTGGCTAGTCCTGTTCTTTCCGGTATTTCTGGAATTTATAGGACGGGCACAAGATGCCCAAGTATTCGTTCAGAAGCGTCGAAGCGGGCGTTTAACCGCGCTCGAAACGTCTTCGTTACTGCAACTTTTAGATAAGCCTCTAGATTTTGTGGAACGCTTGACCGCGCTCTGGGCTCCCAATGTTGAGTCATCAGCTAAGGAGTCAACCCCTAGAAAGGGTTGGAAGTTACTTATGAAGCCGATCCTCACGAATCTACAACCCCGTCCTCTCATGTTACTAAATTCAGGTCCAAACAGTGCAAAAGGTCAGGATGAGTCTCCTGGTCCAAGTACCCGAACAAACATCGGATCGATCCTTACGGATCTGAAACTTTGGATGGATGACGAAGAGGCCTTATGGCCTTCAGTCAGGGGCCTGTGGCCACAAGCTGCAGGTTTTGCACAGACACTTCTTGCTCAAGCGAAAGCTGTTTACGAGCAATTAGAGTTGTTTGGAATCGCTGGAGAATACGCTGTATTCTTCAGACAGGACTCCGAAGGAACGTGGTCTTCAAACCCGTTACCAGGATTTTCAGTACCATGGGGGCTCGGTAAACTTGGATTCATAACTGAACCAGCTATGAAAATCCGGGTGGTTGCGATGTGTGATAGCTTGACGCAGATGTTACTACGGCCTCTCCACGATGCCGTGTTCGAGATCTTGAAAGAGATCCCGCAAGACGGGACTTTCGATCAGGAACGGCCTGCTAGAAACCTAGCGAAAGCGATGGCAAAGGCAGGTCTTAGTAGTTATTGGTCTTACGACCTCAGTGCTGCGACGGATCGATTCCCAGTAAGTTTGCAACAAGGATTTTTGGGACTACTTATTGGCCCAAAAGTTGCGCTTCATTGGAGGAAGTTACTCACTTCCCGTAAATTCAATGTACCCCGTTGGACAGGGGTAGGACGGCCTGTACCGGTTGGTACACCGAGACAACTGCATTATGCAGTTGGTCAGCCCATGGGAGCTTATACTTCCTGGGCCGTCTTTGCGCTTACACACCATCTTCTAGTACAATTCGCTGCTTATCAAGCAGGGAAGGGACTGAAGTGGTTCACCTTATATGCCCTGTTAGGGGATGACGTAGTCATTGGTGACTCAGGTGTCGCGAAAGCGTACCTGCTTCTGCTACAAGCAATTGGTGTGGAAGTCGGACTGGCTAAGAGTTTAATCTCGGACGCCGCCACATTCGAGTTCGCAAAACGAACTTTTAGGGTTACCCCGAATGGTGGTCTAGTGGATATAGGAGGGATTTCGCTTGATGCGATCGGAGCAGCTATCACGGATCCGTCCGTGTTAGAAGCTTTACTCCTGCAAACCAATGCGAGAACAGCCAGAGATGGCCTTCGAATATGCGCTAGAATCCTTGGTTACGGGTACAGAACGAGATCGTCGCTGGGAAGCGCTTTCTCTAGTATGAACTCACGTCTTATGGGACTGAGCTTACTGTTAACGCGTCCGTCAAGTATTTGGGCTATGCCCTTTACTCAATGGCTTCTGCAGGAAACTGTGGAGGTGCCCCAAGTCCTCAGTGATGAGGAAATGGGGGTACTCTCGGATTCAGTAAGACAGCGTTTAGTAGACACTGCAAGGAAACTTGTGGATGTACGGCTGCGGGCCCTGCAAGATTGGGGAATCCCAGTTAGTTCAAGCGGTAACGCTGAATCAAAACTCTCTGTTCACGTTCCTCATAATATGAGACGCTCATTTCTTATCCCAAAAGGAAAGGATGAGTTTGAACGTGTCCAGTCACCTCTTTACGAGATGTT